TCTTGTCGGAGCCAGGGAGAAAATCTCTTCTTTTTCCTCAGACTATTTAGATAAAAATCATATTGAAGTTTCTTTGGGAGGAAATGATGCTGATTCATTTCATTAGCAAACATTACAGCATCAAGATGTCCAGAAAAACATCGATTGACAATGTATGGAGGATATTCTTTTTCAAGTGATGGATCTTCGTCAATCAGATTCTCTTTGCTCTGATTGATACTGTTCAACCAATCCTTCAATTCCATAATTAAAAAGTAAAAGTTCCTTGCGTTCTTTTTGTTCTCTCATATACTCTCCCACGGATCTCATGGTGTATGTGAGGTCGAACTCTCCTGTTTGGTATTCTTTAAAGCGGTCCTTAATAAGTTGAGACGAATTGTAAGAAATAAGTTGAGCACCATTATACAGAGCACAGTCGGCAGCAAAATCGTCATGGTCGAACCCGCTATGCATACTCCCCCGCTTTCCATAGAGATTACTTCGAATGTCATAGGGCGGGTCAAGGTAGGTAAAGCACTCTGTGTCATTAGTAAGGAGCGATTCATACGACCAATTAGTAATTTTCCAATCTTTGATTATTTGAGTGTATCCCTGTAGTTTTTCAATTCCTCGCATTGAGAAATTATTGTCTGAAGCTTGCTTTGAGAATGATGAGGATTCTGTGAGACCAGAAAAAGAGCACTTATTGATAATATAAAAAGCACAAGCGCGATATAAATTTGGTTGAGCGTGGTCATTTACTATCTCCTTTGCTTCTAAAAATAAACCTTTAGCAGATGCCGGTTCTGGATATCTAGACTTCAGTTCTTGAAGTCTTTTATATAAACTGTATCCATCATCTCTTAGAGTTATCCAAAAATTTACAAGAGGTTCATAAAAATCATTAACCCATACTTTAAGATGTGGATACTTCTTGGTGATATGAATTGCTACGCTACCACCACCAAGAAATGGTTCGCGATACTCATCATAATCACGAAGATCTGGAATATAGACATCCAGTTTAGTGCAGGCACGGGATTTACCGCCTGGATAGCGTAATGGTGTTTTCAGGGACTTCATAATCAGGTTTGTTATACTTCAAAAATTCCCAGAAGGTGAGTTTCATTTCCTTGTGGGTCATACCACAATGTTTTGCGGCAGCGGGTAGAGTCATTTTAGCACGGAATAGTGCCTCATTTGCTTCTTGAACATTCTCTGGAGTAGTCTTTACTCTTGGTTCAATAAGACTTTTACTGTCGATTTTAAAAAATGCCATCACACAATCAATTTCTTAGATTCGGGTACAACTAACTTACTCCCAAACATTTCATTATACTTTTTACCAACCTCCTCTTGAACCTCTGCCACATAAACAACGTGTGTTTTCTTAACAGTAATCTCAGGACTTTCCTTGCTAATTACCATCGCCCATGGAGCAAATCCAACATTCTGAGAAGTAGGAAGAACAACTAGTCCATTCTGAACTGTGATTGTATCATCAGTTTCAGAAAGTAGTTCGGCAACAACCTCTTCGCCAGTCACGAAGCGAAACAATTTTACATCAATCATTTTGATAATTCCTTAAAATAAGTAAAAGTTCTTGATAGTTTTTAATTAGTCGGTCAACTTGTTTTTTGTCAGTTCCACAGGGAGCATTATTCAAACATGCCAAAATGCACTCCTCGTCCGATATGGGATCTTTCTGAGTCCATCCATGTTCGTCAATCATAATACTTCTCTAAAATTTCATCAACTTTGTAATTCACTTTATTCAATTTATCTCTTTCTTCCTGCCCCTCAAGATACGATCTATCACTCATTCTCCTAAGCTCTCTAAGAACAGTAGAATTACCACCGTAGAAACCCATATTTTTCCAGGCACAATCAATATACTTCCACTTCTCACCAACCATCTCATCCCCAAGTGATGGGACAACACGTCGGATACAGTGATTCCTAATTTCAGAGGGAACTTGAATCGTTTTGACCCAATTTGATTCCATTAACATCACTGGGTCGGGGACAAAGAAGGGTATCATTTTAGAGAGACCATGTTTTCAAAATATTCACAATATTTATGTACGCCCAAGCAGTGAAAACTTGAGGAACGATAAATGCAATCATTGCTACAATCCAGAACCAGTAATAATAGTTTTCTTTGTTTTGTGTTCTCATTTTATCTTTGATTGAGTTTTACAAAATTTTGGTATTCGGTTTCAACATTCTCTGTAGAGTTATTTCCTTGACTAACCCAGAGATGACAGAACTCGTACAAGAGTTGAATTTCATTTATATTAAAATGATTTTTGAGTTTTAAAAATGTCTCTCGTCGAAGTTGCATTCGATCTTCGGCGTACCGCCAATCATTTGTCATTTGAATTCACACTCCACCATAAGTTCAGTTAAACATGCCAACATATTAATCTCCTGATCTGCTACAAACGCTGCTTGATACTGATACTTAGCGAGAACAAGGACAGCAGCAGGAATAGAACCAGGAACCAAGGCTTCGTAAAGAGAGTCATAAATGCGACGGAGAAGTACAGTAGTATCATTATCCAGATTACTAACGATCCACTTTCGTACCTCAGCAAAGTTTTTACCTTTGAGATTTTTGACCAGTTCATTTACCGCGACATCTGAAAACGTTGCAAGAATCCCCGAATCAATCTTACCACCCACCGAGTATCGTTGGATTTCGTTGAGGACACGTCGCCAATCTGGGAAGTGCTTGTTGATGAGCTCAACGAGTACTTTGTTGTCGTACTCCACTCCTTCTGCGTCGAGAATTTCCCGAATCCGTTTAAAAAAGTTGGCAGCGATTGACTGTCGGTCTTTGCCTTTGATGCCAAATTCAATGACGGCACAACGGGAATGGAGGGGTTCAAGGATTTTATTTTTGTAGTTGCAGGTGAAGATGAACCTGCAGTTACCAGCAAACTCCTCAATAAACGCCCGTAGGAGGAGTTGTACATCATTGGAGGTGTTATCTGCCTCATCAATGATGATGACTTTGTGTTTTGCAGTTGCTGTAAGCGAGACGGTCGAAGCGAAGTTCTTCGCATTGTTTCGGACAGTATCCAAGAACCGCCCTTCATCGGATCCATTGATGACATAAACATCTGCTCCAAGTTCATTACAGAGTGCCTTTGCTACTGTGGTCTTACCAATACCTGGAGGACCAGCAAGAAGCATATTAGGAATCTCTCCTTTATCTAGGAAGTCTTGGAAAGTCTTCTTAGTTGATTCGGGGAGAATACACTCTTCAATAGTCTTAGGTCGATACTTTTCAACCCAGATAAAATCACTCATAATATTGTTTTGGGAATAAACCAGTAGGATACAGATTGCCAGTATTTTCCAAGCAAATATGCTTTATAAAAATCCTGGAGATCTTTCAAACCATTACGATAATCTTTCGGATAAATCGTAATGCTCATAATACAGAATACCACAACGTGAAAGAAATTTCCAGCGGGGTGATGTCCTAATTGGAAACCAAGAAGTTTGGCTTCATCATTAATACTAAATCCAAGATCAAAATGTATATGAAGTTGATCGTGGAGTTTAGTATCTTCACCTATTCCTGGTATCCAATTCTCTAAAAATTGAATATAAGGATCAGGTTCCATAGTAAGAAAATAATTTACTTATTCCAATAGTAACAAGAAATGAAAGCATAATTACCATATCCCACATTCTGTGTTTTACAAAATATGGGAGTGTAAAAACATCGGCAGCTAGATGTACTATGACCCCAGATAAAACATTCACATAAATGATAGTAAAGTGAGAGCAAACGATCAGAATACATCCAACCACTCTCATATTATCCAAAAGTCGAGTCTGGTTCAAGAGCAATATAATAAGTCAGATTGTACTTAGTATTTGTAAACTGTGACAGAAGTTTAGAAGAGACAACCACATCATAGGCACCAGGAATAATCTTGATGTTTTCTACTTTGAAGTTGAATGTAAACTCTTTATCAGTTTCACCAACAACGATGGCATACTCATTAGAGGTGTCATTCTTCTTATCACGAACAACCAACTTGATAACACCTGCTTCACCAACAGCAGAAAAGTCGGGAAGTTGATAAACTTGTGCTGCTTTCACCAACTTCTCCAAAGATGCACTATCCAGTTGGAAACAAACATCCTGAGAGGGCAGATTAATTTCTTTCTCAGGAGGAGAAATGATGACATTAGGGTCAGCATAGAAGTACTTAACACGACGCTTACCTTCTTTGATACTCAGGTAAGAATCTTCTTTGAAGTCAAGGTCAGGGTCTTGGTGAAGACTCAAACCATTCAGGAACTGGTTCAGATCGTAAATGGCAAAATCCCGAGGAAAGTCTTCTTTGATATCTGCTTCAGCAAGAATGTTCTTGGCAACAGAAATGGTGCGAAGACGATTGCCCTCTTTCACAAGAATAGAATTGTTGATACCAGCAAAGTTCTTGAGAACGGTGAGGGTGTTGTCAGACAGTTTCATAGTATTGGGATTCAATTTCATCACTGGGGGTAAGTTTCGCGTTGTGCATTTTTGTCGTTAAAATGCATCAGAAGCACAGCATAGTGCAAAATCTTCATAATGTCACGACGGGCAGTGCCTTTCTTATCATAACGAGAGGCATACTTGAGGATGTTACTACGGCAGAAGGATTCACCATCACCACAAGCTTCAATCAAATCAAGTGTTTGAATTTTATCATCACCAGCAGAGTAATGCTGATTATATGTTGCAGAAATATAATCGGACAGTTCTTTAAGGATTGAATCCTCACTGTACTTGTAACGGCGACTTTCAGTCATTTTAATATCAAAAGTGTTTTCATCCATTTTCAATTCATCATAAAGAAGAGACCAAGCATTAATCATTATATCAGGAGACTACCTCCTCGTCAATCGGCATCTGGAAATCAGCATCAACCTTGTCATAGAGTTCAAGGAATGCCTGCTTAGTTTCATCATCAAAACGATTCACGCAAACTTGAATTGCTTTTGCCTTATCGCCAAAGATGTTATATGCCTTGATGATGTGAACCAGGCGACGGGTACTGATGATTTCCTCAATACCACCATCATAGAAGGTCTTGCGGATGATGTCAGCCCAGTCAGCAAGACGCTTGCAGAAGTTCTCGTCTGCACAGAGTTTGTTGAGAATCTTGGTTTCAATAGCAGCAGTAGGATACTCCTGCTCAAAGGTGACAGGGAAACGCTCCAAGAATGCTTCATTTAGAACGTTGGTGCCAATAAAGCGTCCATCATCAGAACCCTTACCTTTGGTGTTAGCAGTGGCAATAACATTGAAACCAGCAGCAGGTTGGACAACTTTACCAATTTTCTTCAGGAACACACCCTTCCCTTCAAGGATGGACTGGAGGCAGAGAATTTTGTTGGAAGCAAGGTCAATTTCATCGAGTAGCAGGATTGCTCCTCGTTGGAGTGCTTCCACGACAGGTCCGTTATGCCAAACTGTTGCCCCATCAACAAGGCGAAACCCACCAATAAGATCGTCTTCATCAGTTTCAATAGTAATGTTTACGCGGATGAGTTCTCGTCCGAGTTGGGCACACGCTTGTTCAACAGAGAACGTTTTACCATTGCCCGAGAGACCCGTGATAAACGTAGGGTAGAAGACACGGGACTCAATAATTTTTTTAATGTCACCAAAATTGCCAAACTTGACGAAGGAATCATCTTTCTGAGGAATGAGGTTTTGTTCAACAGCAGGCATTGCAGGAGGTGCCTGATAAGTTTGCTCAAGTTTTTCTTGCACTGTCAGATTCCACTTACCACGACCAACTTTGCAATCAGCAATCTTGTTAGAGATGGTTTGGTAGTTACAATCATTCATTGCACACCAAGCACGGATATCTGCACTAGTGACAGATTCACCATAAGTCTCTTGGAGAGAGGCGATGATGCTTTGCTTGGACAGTCCCATTGGGTTGTTTGTTTGAACTGAAGTAATTATACAATAAAAAAGGGGGTCCGAAGACCCCCTGTGTGCCAGTTTACAAACTGGTTCAGTCTTCTTCAGACTTTACAACTGGCTTAGGTGCTGCTGCTTTCGCTGCAGGTTTTGGTGCTGGTGCTTTTGCTTCTACTTTTTTAGGAGCAGGAGTAGGAGCGGGAGCTGGTGCTGCCTTACCTTCTGCTGCTCTAAGTAAATCTCCGAATTTACTCATCGGTTTTCCTCCTTTGTGATTTTATTTAGGATCTCAAGCAACCGTTTTAGTGGTTGATTTTTTCTGTGCCTTTTTAACAGGAACAACAGGTGCATGTGGTGCCCTGTTCATCCCAGCATCTCTCATTGCATCTCTCATAGGATACTCACCAGCATCACTGAATGGTCTTCTATTTCCTTCAATAATTTCGGTTCTTTCCTCATCGGTGAGGTCAAACATCTTGGCGAGTGCTTCCTCTTCGGTGAGACCCTCTTCAATGAAGTGACCCTTGATGATATCAAAGAGGTCTGCATCATCCTTGTAATACTCAACGTTCTTTGCATTTGCAGGGGTTCTTTCAGGAAGTTTATATTCACCCTTAGGTCTGTTCATCTCAGGTCCTTTATTTTCACCTCTCATCATTTTTCCTGTTTTTCCATAATGATCAAGATGCTTTTTAGCATCTGCAGCGTCTTTCTCATCTCTGGTAGGTTCTTTGCTGGAAGTAGCTTTTTCTAAAGCTTTTCCTCCTGCTGCCGCTCCTCCTGCTGCCGCTCCAATCTTAACAACTTTTTTGAGAGCACCCATGATGCCCTCATCAATTGCTTGAGGTTCTCTTTCTTCGTAAACTTTAGAATAAGTTTCCAAAAGGGATGCTGCTCCCTTTCCTGTCATACGTTCCATTGGGTCTCCGTTTTTAAGTGGTTGTTTTTTATTTGCCTTTGCAACAGGTGTTGTAGTTGCACCAGTAGTGCTTGGGGGAGCAGCTTTTGGTGTTGGGGTTACTGCTGGAGTTGCGGGTGTGCCACCCTGCTGCCTAATACGTTCTTGTGATCTTGCTCTCATATCACGAATTTGCTGCAATCTATCAGCGATTGAAAGTTTAGATTTAGCAGCAGCAGGAGTAGCGGGAGCTGTTACGGGAGTAGTAGCAACAGGTTTTTGTGAGGATTGACGAGCAC